ACAAGTTTAATAAAAAAGGCTTTTATACGTTTAATAATATACCTGAACTTATTAATATTATAAAACAAATTTCTATAGAAGATTATTATTCTAAACTTGATTATATCAAATATAACTTCGCACAAGTTGAGAGGTTTTCTTCACCTGATAAAAACTTATTAGATAATATAAAAAATGACAAACTTAACGATTGACAAAATTATTGATGAAACTCAAGCATATTTAAGTAACAGACTACCACCGTATTTGTATAATACTTCATTTATACCCGGTGAAAGTTCTGTATTATACTCTGGTCCTTACTGGGATGATAAAGAAATTGTTGCTGGTTTGAATGCCTTTTTAACAGGGAAATGGATTGTAGCTGGTGAAAATGTACATCGTTTTGAAAAAGCATTTGCTAATTATTTTAATGTTAGTTATGCCCATATGGTTAACTCTGGTAGTTCAGCAAATTTAGTATTAATTTCTGCTTTGAGGAAATATTATAAATGGGAAGATCAAGACGAAATTATTGTTTCCCCGGTAGGATTCCCTACATCTATATCAGTTTTAGTACAAAATAATTTAAAACCAGTTTTCGTTGACATAGAATACGATACTTTAAACTTTGATGTAAGCAAAATAGAAGAAAAAATTAATTCTAAAACAAAAGCTATATTTGTATCTCCAGTTCTTGCTAATCCACCCGATATGGATTATCTTACCGAATTATGTAAAAAATATAATTTATTATTGATAGGTGATAGCTGCGATAGTATAGGTACAAAATGGAATAATAAGCATCTTTCAGATTATTATACTGCATGGACATCATCTTTTTATCCTGCTCATCATATATCTACAGGCGAAGGAGGTATGCTATGTACGAATAATCCTGAACTCAAGAAATTATTTGTCAGTTTTTCGTGGTGGGGTCGGGATTGCTATTGTGTCGGGCCCGCTAATCTTTTAGCTTGTGGTAGTTGTGGTAATAGGTTTGATAGATGGTTAGAGAGCTATGATGGTATTATTGATCATAAGTATGTTTTCAATAATATGGGTTACAATCTAAAGCCTCTTGATATGCAAGGTGCGATTGGAGTAGAACAGCTCAAGAAATTTGATGAAATATGTACCAAAAGAAAAAATAGCAAACAAAATATAGAAAATATACTTCTCAAATATGTTGATGGTATCAGAGGAGTTAAAACTCTAGATAAAGCTAGTCCTTCTTGGTTTGGTACTCCATTTATATGCGAAGATAAAGAATTAAAGTTCAAACTTGTAACCTTTTTAGAAGAAAATAAAATACAAACAAGAAATTACTTTGCGGGTAATATATTATTACATCCAGGTTTTTCACATTTAGGTAATGTAAGTGAATTTCCTTACGCTAATCAAGTTTTAGATAAAGTTTTCTTTATTGGGGCGGCTCCTCACTACAATCAAGATGTATTTGATTATGTAGATAATGTTTTTAATAAAAAATGGACACAATAGATATTTTTGGATCAACAGGTTTTATAGGGAACGCGTTTTGCAATATGTATCCTATGGAGATACATAGACATTCTAGAGACGATAATCAACCTTTATATAAAAATATTTTATATTTTATTAGTACTACTGATAATTATAATGTACATAATTACCCTACAATAGATATTGAGACTAATTTGATAAAATTAATTAAGGTTTTAGAAAATTGTAAAGATACAAATACTGTTTTTAATTTTATTAGTTCTTGGTTTGTATATGGTAATGTAACCTTACCTGCAAAAGAAGATAGTTATTGTCATCCAACAGGTTTTTATAGTATAACAAAGAAATGCGCAGAAGATTTACTTATAAGTTATTGTAAAACTTTTAATATTAAGTATCGTATTTTGCGATTAGGTAATGTTTATGGCAAAAATGATAAAGGAGTTTCAAAGAAAAAAAATGCTTTACAATATTTAATTAATGAAATAAAAAATAATAGAGATGTTAATCTTTATCATGGTGGTAATTTTGTAAGAGATTATATACACGTTGATGATGTATGTAGAGCTATATATACTATCTTATCAAGTAATACGAATTATAATGATATAGTAAATATAGGGTCTGGCACTCCGTATAAGTTTATAGATCTTATGAACTATGTCAAACAGCAAACTAATTCTACAAGTAATTTTATCACCATTGAACCTACTGATTTCCATAAATTAGTACAAGTCAAAGATATGTACTTAAATGTTGATAAATTAAACAATTTAGATTATAATCAAACAATCGATATTTATACAGGGTTAAAACAATTATTATGAAAACATTAATTACGGGTGGTACAGGTTTAGTTGGTTCAACTATAAAGGCTGATATCAAACTTTCTAGTAAAGACGCGGATTTAAGAGACTGGTATGAAGCTACAACTGTGTTTGAAAAAAATAAACCAACCCATGTTGTACATACTGCAGCAAAGGTAGGGGGTCTAGGAGGTAATATGCGAGGTAATGCAACATACTTTTTAGATAATATTAAAATTAATACCAATGTACTTGAAGCTTGTAGAACTTTCCAGGTTAAAAAACTTGTATCAATTTTATCTACCTGCATTTTTCCGGATCAAGTAGAATACCCCTTGACTGAGGATAAAATTCATCAAGGTCCTCCGCATAGTTCTAATTACGGTTATGCATATGCTAAACGTATGCTTGATGTACAATCAAGAGCTTATAGAGAACAGTTTGATGTCAATTTCGTTAATGTCATACCTACTAACGTGTATGGGCCTAGAGATAATTTCAATATTGATGATGGTCATGTGCTTCCATCATTAATACATAAGTGTTATATCGCTAAGAAAAATAATACTGATTTAGAAATTTGGGGCTCAGGTAAGCCTTTAAGAGAGTTTATATATAGTGAAGATTTAGGTAAATTAATAAATTGGGTTTTATCTAACTATGATAATGCTGAACCTATTATTTTATCCACATCCCAAGAAGTAAGTATTAAAAATATAGTTGATATTATATGTGATGCTTTTAATTTTAAAGGCAATATCATATATAATACTGATAAACCTGAAGGTCAGTTTAGAAAACCTTCAGATAACAGCAAACTTATGAGTTTAGTTCCTGACTTTGAATTTACTCCAATTGAAAAAGGTATTAAGCAAACTGTTAATTGGTTTATAGAAAATTATGATGTCGCAAGAAAATAAAAAAACCGCTTTTATTACGGGTATAAATGGTCAAGATGGTTCATATTTAGCAGAATTTCTTGTATCTAAAAATTATAATGTGATCGGCATGGTTCGTAGACAATCTGTCGCAGAGAATCAATCAGTACGCATTGCTAAACTTAGAGATAATAATCTTATTACTCTTGAGTATGGAGATATGACTGATTTTAGTTCTTTAATGCGCATTATTAAGAAACATAATCCTGATGAAATTTATAATTTAGCCGCGCAATCTCATGTAAGGGTGTCGTTTGATTTACCTCAATACACATCTGAAGTAGTTGGTTTGGGAGTTATCAACTTATTAGAAGCAGTAAAGCTTCACAATAAAAATATTAAAATTTATCAAGCTTCTTCGAGTGAAATGTTTGGTAATAGTATTGATAAGGATGGGTTCCAGCGAGAAGAAACCCCTATGAGGCCTGTGTCTCCTTATGGGTGCGCTAAGGTTTTTGCTTATAATATATGTAACAATTACAAAAATAGTTATAATATGTTTATAAGTAACGGGATCTTATTTAACCATGAATCCCCTCGTCGTGGTATTACATTTGTAACAAATAAAGTTGTCAAAGGAGCAGTTGATATAAAATGTGGCTACAAAAATTCTTTATATATAGGTAATCGTAATGCTACTAGGGATTGGGGTCATGCAAAAGATTATGTAAAGGCAATGTGGATGATTTTACAGCTTGATAAGCCTGATAATTTTGTTTGTGCTACTGGGGTTTCTCATTCTGTACAAGATTTAATTGAGTATACATTTAGTAAACTTGATTTAGACTGGAGTCACTATATTAAACAGGATATTAAATACATGAGACCTGAAGAACTTAATAATCTTAAAGGAGATAGCTCTAAATTACAAAAAGCTACAGGTTGGCAGCCAGAATATACGTTTGAAACCATGTTAGATGAGATGATCGACTATTGGAGGTAAATTTTTATGCTTATATCTCATCGAGGTAACCTTAATGGTCCGTCAGATCAAGAAAATCACCCTGATTATATATTAAATGCTGTAAATTCTGGGTATGTAGTAGAGATTGATGTATGGATTCAAGATAATAAATATATACTCGGGCATGACTATCCTCAATATGAAGTTGATAGTAAGTTTTTAGCAAATACTTTTTTTGTATGTCACGCAAAAAATTTACCCGCTTTAGAATATTGTATTAATGCTAATTTGCATTGTTTTTGGCATCAAGAAGATGATTATACAATTACTTCTCAAGGATATATCTGGGTATATCCAGGTAAAGAAGTAAGCACTAATAGTAAGTGTATTATTGTAGATAATAAACCACCAACATTTAAATATCAGTGTACGGGGATTTGTTCGGATTATGTACAATTATATAAAACACATTATATTTGATCTAGATGGAGTTCTAATCGATAGTAGAGATTTACATTACCATGCGCTAAATAAAGCTTTATATGATGTAGATCCAAAATATATTATTGAAAGAGAAGAACATCTTTCAACTTATGATGGCAAATCTACTAAAGCTAAATTAGATTTACTTTGTAATAACAAAAACTTACCTACTGAATTATTTTCTAAAGTATGGTCCCTTAAACAGTATTACACTAAAGAACTTTTACAAAGTACAAAAGAAAATTTAGAATTACAGCGACTATTTCTGCATCTTAAAAGTAGTAATATTAAGATAAGTGTTGCGTCGAATGCGATAAGAGAAACAATTATTGTATCTCTCAATAAATTAGGAATTTTACATTACTGCGATTATATTGTTTCTAATGAAGACGTGTTTTTATCTAAACCTAATGCTGAAATATATATGAGATGTATGATTTTAAGTAGAACTAATCCTGATGAGACTATTATTGTTGAAGATTCTCATATAGGTCGCAAAGGTGCTTTACGAACTGGTAGTGTTTTATGCCCAGTAACTAATCCTAACGATACTACACTCGATTATATAACTAATTTTATTAAAAAAACCGATAAAAATATGGAAGAAATCAAACCAAAATGGCAAGGCGGTAATATGAATGTTCTTATTCCTATGGCAGGAGCAGGAAGTAGATTTGAACAAGCGGGTTATACTTTTCCTAAACCGTTAATTGATGTTAATGGTAAACCTATGATTCAAACAGTCGTAGAAAATATTAACATACAAGCGAACTATATTTTTATCGTACAGAAATCTCACTATGAAAAATATAATTTAGAAACAGTTCTTAATAATATTACACCTAACTGTAAGATTGTACAAGTTGATGGTATAACTGAAGGAGCCGCTTGTACTACTCTTTTAGCTAAAGAGTACATTGACAATGATGAACCATTAGTAATGGCAAATTCTGATCAATTTGTAGAATGGGATAGTAATGAATTTATGTACTCTATGATTGGGGATACTATTGATGGGGGTATACTAACTTTTAAATCTACTCATCCTAAATGGAGTTATGCTAAGTTAAATAATAAAGGCTTTGTTTCTGAAGTAGCAGAAAAAAATCCAATATCAGATATTGCTACTGTGGGTATATATTATTGGCGAAGAGGATCTGATTATGTTAAATATGCTGAGCAAATGATTAATAACAATATTAGAGTTAATAATGAATTCTATGTATGCCCTGTATTTAACGAAGCGATAGGTGATAATAAGAAGATAAAAATTTATAATATTGATAAAATGTGGGGTTTAGGAACACCAGAAGATCTTAAATATTTTATAGAAAATTATGAATGATTATGTTTTTTGTATTTCCACAAAAAATCCTACGGGTCTTTTGTTAGAAAATATTGAATTAATCAATAAACATTATAACTTTCCTGACATACATGTTATAGATTCTAAAAGCGATGTATTATCAGGTTTTGAACCTGTACAAAAATTTAAAAATATAAATTTTCATTTCTGTAATAATGTAAACTATGAGCTTGGTGCATGGAAATATGCGATAGATAACATATCAGCAGAAAATTATATTTGCATTCAGGATACTTTATTTATCGAAAAAAAAATTGATTTTAATTTTTCTAAAGCAGATGTATATTCTTTTGATTTTTCTTGGGGTTGGTATTCTTGTTTTGATGAGTTATATATGATAGAAATATATGAAAAAGCTATAAATTTTTTAACTAAAGATACTGTATATTTTGATCAATGCTGGAAGTCATGGATTAACAGATATAAACAATTTAATCTAATCACGCATACTTCCTTCGGATGTAAAGGCTCTATATTGAGAGATATTTTTTCAAATCTTAAAAATTTACCAACAGAAAAAATACATTCTATGAGCACGGAGCGTCTTATGTATTGGATTTTTTCTCATCATACATCTAAAATAGTACCTATAAAAAGTAGTAATATCTATAGGGATACAACAGAAATTATATGGAGCAAAATTCACGGTCACAGAGAATAACAACTAATAAAAAATGTTGTATTATGTTGTATGGTGGTGTATCTACCAAGGAAGGCCCGTTTAGAGATACAAGATGGTCATCTAAAGATCAATTAAAAACTTTATCATCTAGCAATATTAATAGTTATGTAGATATCTCAATATGTAAAAAAACGTTAGAATATTACATTATAAACGAAAACAAAGATTGGGTTTTTGACTATTTTATAACATCATGGTGCATACCACTAAAAGATAAACTCAATAATTTATTTCTACCTAAAAACACATTATATTTAAATTATGAAGATTATCACCCGTATCTCATCAATACCCCTACTAATACTCCCGCTATATCTGTATTATCTAGATTATTTATCATTAAACAAGCTATTCAGTTTTTAGAAAAAGAACCTACATTTCTTGATTATAGTTGTTTTATGTTTATTCGACCAGATGTATTTTTTTATAAACCTAGTATTAATTTAAATAAATTAACCGATAAATTTTTGTATACTGACGGACCTAATAATCCAGATGTACATGCAAATTTACATCATGATACTTTTTTTATTACTCTTAAAAAAGAACACTTATTAATTTACAAGCAGATGTTCGATCATTTTTACAATGATGTTTGCCTTCGTGGAGTACATGATAGCTTACAATCTGAATATATTAACAAGACAACTACTGTAAATGGTTTTGACACTCAGCTAACATTTGATTTAATCAGACGATTACCGACTAATCAACATGTATTGGGTGATATAAATTTTTTAAGTAAATTAGGGATAAATTTAGAAGATTTTAAAACATACACCCCAGGTGAAGGCCTAAAAAACTATTTACAAAATGAGAATTGATCTAATAGCTTCATCTTTTAATAACGATATACATTGGCTCGATAATATGGAGGGTATTGATAATATATTTTTGTATGAAAAATCAGATAATAATATTCCTCTATCTAATTTAACTTTAATTACCAAAAAATTAATTAATATAGGTTGCGAGCATCAATCTTACTTACAGCATATAGTAGATAATTATAACTATTTAGCAGATATAAATATATTTACACAAGCAGATCCTTTTCCTCATATAGCTACATCAAAAAAATCTTTCTATAATATTGTAAAGGATAAAAAATATTATAAATTTAGTAGCGGTTATATAGATCTTACTGGTAGTTTTATTATAAGTGATATATATGGTCGTACATCAGTAAAAGAGCGGTTTATTTTAAACTGTGAATCGTTTTGTAGTAAATTCGATATTACTATACCAGATTTATTCTTATTTCAAACAAATGGTATTTTTGGAGCTACTAAAAGTTGTATACATAGTATTAGCAGAGATAAATGGAGGAGTATAAACGACTATATAAAGGAAAGCTGTACCGTAGTTAACTCAAATAGGGGTATAGATTATCTTTGGGTAAGTGATAGTGTTTATGTTATGGAGAGAATGTGGTTTAATTTATTAAATTGCGATAATAAACTACCAAAAAATTATAAGAGGAATAAAAACATTCATCCATATGGTTATTCTCGATTTATCTAATTAAAACCGCTAGTAAATCATCGTATCTATCTTTATTTTTACGTAAATCTATTTGAGTTAAGTCTGTATAAGTATTTGTTATAATATTTAAATTTTCTATACTTTGCACATCTTCAATAATTAATAAACCATTTTCACTCAAAAGCTTCTCGTAAATTTTATAAAAATCTAATTGATGCTGTAAATCATGACTCCCATCATCAATAATAATATCCCATTTAATTTGTTTTACTTCGTTAGGTATATTATCTTCTATATAATAATTATCTCCTGTTTTGTATGATACTCTTTCACTATACATTTCTTTAAACTCAGGATATATATTATCAGTAATATCTAAACCGCATATGATCGTGTCTTTGTGTTCGAAGTAGCTATCCCATAAATGCAAAGATGCACCGTTTAATATACCTATTTCAAGAATATTAATTTGTTTCGTTTTATACTTTGAAAGTATATCATCATAATAATTTGTATAACTATGGTTACATCCCTTATCTGTCCAGTATTTAGGGTCTTTGCTAAGCATTAATTCTTGTAATTTCATTATATTATTTTTTAAAAAATTGCTGTTGTGTGTATATATAATTTAAATATACAGTATCAATGTTATTATTTATTAATTGTTCTATTCGCATTGGAAGAAATGATGCATAATTAGCTATCCGTATTAACAAAGATTCTTTTGTTTCTATAGAAAATATTTCTGGGTGCATATGCCAGCTAAAGCTAATAGGTGTATTATTCCATAATGATAAAAATCTTGGTATCTCTACAACATTTAAATTTAAATCAGGCGACTCAAAGACATAATCATTTAAATTCCAGTGCTGAGTTTTATCTTTAATATTTAAATCTGGTTTCCACTTGCTTATAAAATTATCTGTTATTTTTATAACACAATGATTAGATTGTAATCTTGGCGTTGGATTGTAATTAGGATCTATCTCTTTATTACCTGTAATGATATTTGTAAGAGCGTGATATCTAATATGCGGCCATATAATGCAATCTAGATTTTTATTATTACGTATAACTTCTGATAAAACTGTAATTATATTACTATCAACCCAATCATCATCATCAGTAAAGTAAACCCATTTATCTCTTAAATTTTCGATATTTCGCTCAAAGTCTTGTAATGTTTCAACTACATATTTGAATCCAGCATTATATAAATTTAATTTTGCTAAATTAACAATTTTATCTCTCGTATCCCAATAATCTATATTTACATTTTTCAGTACATCAATATGTTGCTGTATTTTTTGATGATGACCGTTATCAGGGTCAATTTCCATTGATTGTTTGTAGTGTTCTCCAATTCTTTTTACTACGTAAATTTTTTCTTGTATCATATTATTTTAAAATCTTTTAAAATTTCATCCGTGTTTGAAATGTCATTTGTCACTAAATGACCTTCTCTAAGCTTCAATACGTTAATATTATTACTCTCTATATAATTTCTTAACTGATCATAGTGATCATCTATAACATTATAATTTGTTATTTTATTCAAATACTCTTCTATAGCAAAATTAGATAATGATATATCAAATTGATAATCACACAATTGTTCCATATTTATATTATCTATATCTGGATAATATTCCTCTATAAACTGTCTACAAAGCATCGCACCGAAGCCTAGCGTAGTTAAAGTACATTTACCTATACCTCTTGTACAATAAGCCCACATAGTTTCAGGTGGAGGGTTACCGCCCCATGATTGCTTCAAATCATTCTTTCTTAGATACATATCATTATAACATGATATTAACCGTTGACATAGTCCGTTATGGTAGCGTTTAGCGGCTTGTTTGCCAAATATATGATACCAGTCTCCTATCGAAGGCCACCCGTTTAGTACTTCTACATACCCAGCTTTAAAATGATACGGTTCATTTATTGTATTAGTTATTCCTATCAAATCTAAATATAGTAATAACATATCAGGCCGCATGCGTATTATTACATCGTATTCTTGATTAGTTTCTTTTTCATATTCTTGCATTAAACTAACACTGCGTTCTGCATAATACCATTGATTTATACTTAAACCGTCTTCAGAAACAGAATCTCTATTATATATACCATCAGTATAGCTAGTTTTTACAGGATCTTTCCAGTTATCTAATATTTCTAGTTTTTTAAACTGAATATGACTCATCAAAAAGTTGTATGCTTCTTTTTTATCTATTAAAAAGTTCCAATCATTATATACGGTAAGAAAACCGTTATTTTTATCTGTAAATGACCCTGTTTTCGGAAGCCCAAATTTTTTATTATAGTATTTAAACCCAAATGATAGATTGTTTGAAAAAGAGCCAAAGTAGTCTACAGTATGTCCTTGATTTACTAGTAATTCAGTAAACTTTTTTCTTAATCTTGGTAGACATAATTTATAATTTCTCAATTGAGAGCTAAAACATACAGCAATTTTCATGTATATAAATCCTTTACTAAATTTGTAGCTCTTTCTCGGCGATCATACTGATGTATAATAGATGGAACACTTTTTTTCAAACATATTTTTGTTTTAGAATATTTTTTATTTTTAGTAATGTGGTTTTTTGCTTCAAATTCATGTTCATTAACTGAATATTCTCCTTCGTCGCATAGCCCCATATGAAAAACTAATTCATTATTTTCATTATATAATAATTTTTTTGAATCTATTTTATCTTCATATATTACCATTTGATGTACTGGTTGATCCATAAGCTTCCAAGTATATTTTTTATAATCTGCGGCTTTTTGCTTAAACAATTCGCAATATTGTATAGCGTATTGTTTATTTTTAAATAAATGTATACCGCTGCAGTAAATAAATTTTTTCTTACTATTAAGATCAAGCATATCTTCTCTTTCTATATCTTTATACCATATATTATGCCAGTCTTCTGTAAATATTAAATTGTTTTTATTTTCTCGAAAAAAGTACATACCTTTTTTCATTTCTATATTAAAAACTTTATTAGTTTGAAATATTGTATCTCGTATATCAGTAAATAAAATTTTACTATTATGAGTTATATTTTCTTTTATATAATCCAAAAAGTAAAAGTAGCGTAGAACATTTTCTGCATATGTTAAATTTATATACTTTAAAGGTTTTTTAACTATTTTACAAAATTTATATTTTGTAACATTTCTTGCTTTTAAAGTATTAGAAAATAGAATTAATTCCCCTTGAAAATTTATTTGTTGTAGGGAATTTAAAAAATATTTACACTCATTTATAGAATAATTATCTGCTAAACCAAAAATTGTTGTCATAAGCAATCTTTAAAAATGTTTTTTGTTTTTGTTATGTATCTTTTTAAACTGTGAGGTAATGCTTGCACACAACCCTTTTCCTTTACTAGAGTAAATTTTTTTACATATTTATAAAAAGTTTCTGTAGACTCAAACCATTCTTTAGCATGTTCATGTTTTAGTATATTAAGTTCATCTCCTATATAAGTTGTTGAAGCAGGTGTACTATTATATACTGATAATATCTCATTTATTCTAATAAATTTTTTTGACGTTTGAAACAGATACCAGTTAATACATGAGTGATTAATTGGTAATATTTTATCTAACTCTTTTATGTAAGTACCTATTTTATTATTTTTTTCTATTGGATATAATGTAACATTATGGTTGCTTTGAATAAAAGGAAATGGGTTAAAATTTATATCCATAGTATTACCTTTATCATCTAATCCTTTTCGACCAATCTCAATATCAGTAAAATAAAAATTATACATACCATGTAGCCTTAGATGTCCCCAAACTAACCCATCGAACCCTCTCTTGTAATTTTGTTTTATTTTAGATGCAATATCTGGTACTACCAAATCATCATCATCTTGCATGTATACTAGGGTTTTATTTTTTATATTTTTATAATCATCAAAAAAATCTTGCAAATTCCAGTACACTTTATCGAAATCAGCCTTTTTTATTGAATTAAAACTTATGTGTCTTAGTTCTTGCTTTACTTTAGATAATTTTTTCTTGAAAATACTATTCCAGTATATTGCAAATTGACCGGAATATTCAGGAGAGCCTTGATGTAACTCTAAGTTTGTTGTTTGAGTATAATTATAATCTCTATCTGTACGAATTACACAATATACTGGAATGTTTTTCATATATGAATATTTTTAAGTATATTAATTTAAAATATCAGATATATTACCCCAATCATGTTTTTCGTATGGAGATACCTGCTTAACTAAGCGCTTTAAATCTATATAATTTTTATGGTTAGTATTAAAAATATTATGATACATAAATTCAATAGGGGTAAATGTACCCCAATTCACTATACGAGATGTATATGAGTGAAAATCATGTTTTCGAGCTATATCAATAAATTGAGGTATTGTTTTGTAGTTGTTATTTTGTACTACCATATCTAATCTTACCCAATTTATAAGTTTTTGTTCTTGTAGTTTTTTTATAAAACCTAAATTATGATTTACTTTATTCCAATCACCACCTCTTCTGGTGAGATCATATGATTGCTTATCTCCTGCATCTAAGCTAATAATAGTATCAATATGGAATTTATGTATATTTTTTAAGTCTTCCCATCTTTTTTCATCAAATAAAACTCCATTAGTTTGTAATAGTAATTTAATTTTAGGGTTTTTGTTATAATTAAGTTGTTTAAGTAAATTATAAAAATGTTTAGACCCGAACGGGTCTCCTGAACCTGTAATATTGAGAGTTATTTCTTTTTTTTCTGAATGTACATATTTTAAGACCGCTTCATTTATTAAAGTTAGTCTATCAAACTCTTTTTTGTATGTCTTTTCTGTGTAATATATAAAATCTTTTCTACACGAAGGACATCTCAAATTACAACTCCTATCATAACATAGATTTATAGTACCTGGTTTGTCTGTTTGGGTTAACTTATATTCTATTATCGTAGAATATATTGAACCTATCTTACCCTCTTTTACTTCTTGTATAGTAGGTAATGAGTTATTTTTAATTTGAGGACATAATTCTTTATTACAAAACTTAAAACTACCGTCTAATATAGATTTTCTAAAATTTTTAGCTAGATCTCCGTTCCATATTTTTTCTATATCTAAATCAGTAGTAGTTTCCCCTATTGTTACATGATTAACCCAAGTAGGGCAGCAGTTGTATATATTTTTTTCTTGTATTTCAAAAAAATCCCAAGGTCTGCTGCAAAATTTATCCGTTAAATCCATCTTGATATTAATCATATTTAGATTAAAATATATAAAAAGCCATGGAAGTTTTATTTAAGGATCAGCAATTTACCGTTACCGAGGAACAAACAGAAAATATTGAATATTTCGATATTAAAACACCTAAAGTTACTACCGCAGAAGGAGACGAGGTTTATTGGTGTCCATTTAATTGGGATTGGAGATTAATAAACCATAAAGAACAGATGGAGAAGAGGTATAAAAATTGTTTAAAAACAATTTACTTTAACGAAAAGCTTTTTCTTGTTGAAAAAAAATCCATGCGCAAGCATTTTAAAGACGGTAAGCTTGTTGATGTCTGTCTTTTACCTATTGGTATATATGTTTATTGGGATAATAATATTGATCAATGGGACTTCTTAGGTTATAAATAATGCGTACAAGTTGTATCTATTATTGGGACAATGGAGTAGGAGTTAAAGTTGATGCGTCTTTAATTAAGGAGTGTTTAGATGCTGAATTTGATTGTTCTTTGTTTGATTTTTCAATAAGTCAGAATGATAATAATAATTATTTTGATTATACTCCAGAAGTACAATATGATATAGGTATTTTTATACAAAATTTTCAGCCTAACTTACTTACAAGAAATAAAATTAACGTTTTTATTGTTAATGAAGAGTGGCTTACCTGTAAGGAAGCAAGTTCATTGTCAGACTTTGATTATGTTATAGTAAAAAATAAGTTTGCAAAAAAATTATTAGAAGGTCTCCATTCTAATATAAATGTTTTGTATTTTTGGTCAAGAGATTTGTACGATAATCATTATAATAAATATAAAAATAATAATATAATACATTTTGCAGGCAAATCTATACAAAAAAATACAGAATGCTTACTTAATAATACTAATGTACATATATTCGATAGTACTGGTAGGTATAAGGATGTAAGAACAGAATTTTATTATACCGAATATATTTCTGATACTAAACTTTCAAGAGTTTTTAATACTAGTGATACTCATATTTGTCCTTCTTTATATGAGGCACACGGACACTATATGTTTGAAGGAATGTTATGCGATAAAAAAGTTATTGCATCAAAAATACCAGTTTGGGAAGAGCAAATTGATCCAGACTATTTAATTTTTTTAGAGACCAAACCAGGTATTATAATTAACGAAGAATATGAATTTTTAAATAGTAATAATGATAGTGAGAGCACTAAGTTTCCTTTTCGCAGAGGTTTTATTGTCGATTCTTCAGATCTTGAGGATAAAATCGCTTCTAAAAATTATAAAAAACCAAGAAAATATTTAACTAATTTATTCAATACTAATAAAAATAACTTTTTAGAATTTTTCAAAAATATTTGAGTGATATTGCAATTGTTTTTGTAGTATATCTTTTTCTATAGTTATAATACCAGCAGCGCAATCATTTATACCGCAATATATTTTAATATTTTTCTCATTATCTTGTACTGTCATCGGAAAAACAACATCAACTACTTGACATTTGTTTTTAAGACCTCGTCTCCAATCAAAATACCCTCTTGATATATCTGTTTCAATTAAGTTCGAGGTATCAAAAAGAGGTAATTTGTAATAACCTAAAATATTATAGTTATTATCTATTTGAGCTAACCCGCAATAATAATAAAAATTTATGCCGTTTGAATCTCTATTATGACTATGAAAAATTATATATGTATTGCTACCAATATTGAATTCTCTAGTACTTAAAAAAGGGTAACCATATTTATCAATCCAAAACCCCCAATCATAATATTCTTCTTTTATTACTATTTCTTGTTGATCAAAAATTATATATGGCTGTAGATTATACAATATTTCGTTATTTAAAAATTGCCAGTTTTTTTCATAAATACCGCTCTGAGTATTATAGAAAGTAAATTCTTTTGTATATAAGTCAAACTTACATACTTTTACTATATTAATATTATAATTTTTATTAATATCTATTTCTACTCTATTGAGGCTTATTTCTTTTTCATTAATATAACGAGGGTCTTCAAAACTATATAATAAGTTTTTATCTGTATATGGCTTTAAAATATAATTATCTTCTTCATTCACTATACCGCTTATAAGAAATTCTTTATTATATATTGTTTCTTTTCTGTAAAGAACATTATTATTATATGAAGTGCAATTAAAGTAATTTGATTCTCCATCAAACTGTTTTAAAATTTTTACTGTATAGTTATTACTATCAAGAATCATGGTTAAAAAATCTTAAATAATCTTTTTTGTATATTGTTTCAATATTATTAATCATTTTTTTTGTATAATTAAATTTTATATTAGAAGTTTTATTTTCTATCGTTGTAATATAGAATTTTTTTTCAAGTATAGGATTATATTGTAACAACTGGATGTGTTTTTCAACAAATGATGGTATATAGTAAGTTTGAGGTAATAAATGCACATCTTTATATGATAGCTCTTCTACTGCTTCATTAATAAACTCTTCATATGTTATATCTGAATTTAAAAATCTTTCAAGACCGAATATCTCAAATATTTTAGGTTGACACGGTTCCCATTTTTGATTTTCTTTTTTAGAACTAAACAATATTTTATTTTTGTAAAAAGATTCTAATCTTTGTTTAGGGCAACGATATAAACCATAAATATTTTTTTTATCATCTACTTCGTATACTCGTTGTATTTCATGTGTAAAAGATTTTTGTCTTAAAGAAGTTGATGCTACTTTAAAAGATGTAAAGATATACGAATCTATCTTATTATAAAAGCAGTGTATTTCTTCTGGAGTTAAACATTTTCTTACTTGTTCAGGTAAACTATAATAATATTTTTTTAAACAAATCATTTATTTATAATTTCTTTACATTTTTTAATAAACGGGGTACTATATTGAGGTTTTCTAATCTCATATTGATGATAAATTAAGTTTTCATATACTGTTCCATGGCCGAATTTCCCATTATCAGGAGTGTCCCATATACTATCCCCTCTATCAGTTATATTCCAGTATTTTATATTTTTATTTTTCTCAATACATACTTGGGTAAATTTACCGCAAGTGTCAAAACCATAAGAATTCAAAGAAGGAGTACCGCAATCTAAATAAAGTTGTTTTTTAAAGGCCATAAAACAAGAGTGTATATAAGTAAAACTTGAATCTATATGATTTGCACAGCCTACTGCTCCTGATAAAGTATTACCATCTTTGATTTGATGTATTATTTTTTGCAAAAAATCTATTTTTAAAGGTATACAATCTACATCAAAGATAATAATGTTTTCTGATACACAGTTTTTAATAATATTATCAAGAACTAAACCGTGTACAAAATCTTCTTTAATAATTTGTTGTATTTCTAAATTAAAAAATTCAAAAACCAATTTTTGATAATATAATACCTCTTTATTTAAATCTGAACTAGCGCAACTATATATAGAAATATCATTCATTATGTATTAGGTATATCTGGTATATTAATTTGATTAATATTTATATTATCCTGTTCTATACTTTCAATATCCTCCCAAGATTTTGACCAATGATGTACTCCATATGAAATAGGGGATTTAATTTTAAAGTTTTCTATTTCTTTATCTTCTTTATCTTCATGCCAATATGGATAAAAATATTCAGGTGTGAAAAAGAAATAATTTGAATTTGTTTTGTAAATAACAATATTTATCAAAAATCTCAGGCCCAGTTAAACTATGTAAATAATAATTAAAGCTTAGTTTCTCACCGTGTGCTGAAATAAATTTATCTATTTGTATAGGTAAATCTGTTAATAAACTTTGTAGTAATTCACTACCTGGGGCACTACCTATAAAACCAATAGCTACTTTATTATTATTTTGTATTGCTCCTATAAACTCAAAATCTAAAAATACATCTTTTATTTTTTTGAGAGGCTCAAAGTCTGTATCAAAATACAAACCACCATATTTATATAATATACAATATCTTAATATATCAGCTTGGAATACAGGGTATTGAGAATAATTATAGTAAAGATCTTTTAAATTATCTGGTATAACGTTTTTTTTCTGTACTAAACTATCATCCCATATTTTTATATCGTAATCTGGATATAGATATTCCCATTTTTTATAATATATTTCAAATTTTTTGGGTATCGGTTTATCTCCTACCCAAATAAAATGCAGCTTTTTAGGTATAGTAGTACACCCTAAAGCATTGAATATTTTTTGCATTAATAAACAATAGTTTTTTCTTAATATTTTTTTCATTTCTCAACAATTGAATTTTTATGAAAAATTGTACTCTCAAATATATGGGATGTCGAATTGTAATTTAAATGATTATTTTTAGAGAGAGCATCTGCTATAAATTTTTCTGGGCAATAACAAATATAATCTTTATATAAACTATAATATGCAAAATCTGCAGGATATTCCCCGCTCTCTAAACTTTTTATAATATTTTTATATACATTATTTCTTATACCTATACAATGGGAACCTGTGCCATGAAAAAATCGATATAAATTTTTACTAACTTTTTCGCGTTGAAGCCATTTTTCGGCCCATTCTTGATTGCCTAATTGCAAAAAATTCCAATCTTTAGGTAAAGTTAATAAAAAATTCTGTATATCAATAATTGATAATGTTTTATTAAAAAATACATCATCTTCGCATATCAAAATTTGTTTGTAATTTTTTATTATTGCATTTTTTATACTATTTGTATGGGCATAAACTAAACTTTGCTCTGATACAGATAAATAATTTTCCTGAAACATATACTGATCCGGAGCTATTACAAATTCATAATTAAGTTTGAGATCATCAAACTGTTTTTTTATGAATTCATGTCTTTCTGATAATTCAAAGCATGTAATTACATAGATTTTTTGAAAAAATGTATTTAATATACTATACATTAAACATATTTATATAGTATATAATGAATAACAATAAAGCTATAATATTTACTCATTTTAATAATACTGATTTTGAGGTCGAAAATTCTAATATTATAAAAAAATTAAATCCGTCTTGGGATTTTTACCCTATAGGTTTTGAAGGATATGATCTTCTAGTTGATTCGTTAGTTGCAACTAGAGAAAATTACCCTAATAATACTGGTTTAGCTACTATAACTAATGAATGTACTGATAATCCTGACTGGTATAGTTGCGATATTTTACTTTGCGAAGCATACAGACAGTTACCTGACTACAAAAGTTATTTTGTTATTGAATATGATACTGTATGTAATTGCTCTATTGAGAGTTTTTTTGATCTCGATAGGGATTTTTTCGGTAATAATATAAAATATGATGTAACTGATTGGGAATGGACTAAGAGATATTTACAGTTTAGTAATAGTATAGAAAGAGATTTCGCAGCTATCGGTCAAAGTACATGTATATACTTCAAGAATTATGCTCTCAAAAGATTTTACGAAGAGATGACAATCAATAAAGCTAAATATCATAATATGTTATGTGAGCTAAGGCTAGGAACAGTAATGAAGTCATTAGGAATACTTAATAAATCTAGAGATGATATAGATAAATTTATTTCCTATGAAGAATGGAGGATTGATCCAGACTTCAATCAGGATTATTTTTATCATCCGGTTAAATCTTTAGATAATATATTGATATAATGAAATAATATTATAATATAGAGTAATGATAGTAACTAACATTGATATATATGATGGTAATCTTATTCATAATAGATTTGCATATAAATATTTTGGTAAAAAAACCCTTCCAATTGGTAATATTATTGCTTTTCGTGCTCCTATGCTCGTAGAAGCAGAAGGAATGATTGATAATGAAGACCTTATTAACAATGATTATATTTACTCTGGTGATGCTATTAATTTTTGCTGGGAAATTCCTAATTTGTGCCCTCTCGGCGCTGTTGCTTTTCAAAGATTATTTAACACTCAAATTGCGAACATTCTTTCAACCAATTATCTCAAGAAACCTATTGAAGTAGATGGAGATGATCTTATTGTTCATGCAGAGCATCAGCAGCATGGTATTATACAGCAAAAAGGTAAATGTAGTGTTAGTATAACATACTCTAAAGATAATGTAGCTATTGGCCATACAGGTATTAACGTAGTTGCAGGACCGAAAGCACCTGCGTTTGCTTTTAGTACTAATCTTAGAGATGAAGAAGCAGAAGAGTTTATGAAAAACATTATTCATATTTTTTACGAAATAGCTGATGATATTTTTATTGCTACAACAAAGGTAATTGTTTAATCGTCTATTTGAGTTAAATATTTTTTATAATATTTTTTAGAATCTGGTTCGTAATCTCTTATAGAGCTCTGTATAAACATTTTTTCATTAGCTGTATAAGAGATACGTTCATAAAATACATTTTTTAATAAAAACGTATCCGTAGGTTGAGCTTTTTTACAGTTTTTCCATTTGTTAATTATATAATCTAGTACAAATCTATATCCTGTTATATGACAGCCAGTTATTTTTGAATCTTTCTCAATTTTTTCGAGTATTTGATTTGGGGTTTTCGGGCAATTCCATACATGCCATCCGAGATTCAATATTTCCCAATTATTTGGTATTTTTTCAAAAAAGCTTTTTAATTTTTTCTTGTAATCTTTCGCGAAATATATATCATCTTCCATAATACAAATAGTATTATAGTTATAATATTTTGCGTGAAGAAAAGCAGACTCATTACCAGACCAACAGCTTCTATTTCCCTTGCTTACTGGCCATTTTTTTGAGCCTGCAGAACGTAGGTAGTCTTTTTTTGGAGCGAATATTAAATGATATTGTATTTCTTCTTTTTTAAGTTTGTTTATTAAACTAGGTAATCTATCCTGGGTATATGGACATGTTATTATGTAAATTTGATCGAAAATTTTATTTAATAAATTCACTTGAATATTTACTTTGTATAAATTAAAATAAACTAAATGACTATTTTTGATTTTCTTAACAATATAACTCATGATAAAAACAATAATGAGTTAGATATATCTGACTATAGTGTATATAGCCCATATATAATTAATCGCTTCTTGTCTCAGTATAGTTCTGATGTATGTTATATAGTTAATCATACTGTAAATAACAATTGTGAGAGCAATTCGGATAAAGAGTTTCATTACAAGTTTCTAACTAACACTTTGCCTAAACTAAAAAAGAAATTTATACGTTATATAAAGAAGAAAACAACTAAAGATAAAGATTATAGTAAGTGTGCAAATCTACATGAAATCTCAAAAAGAGAAGTTGATTTGTATTTTAAAGAGTTTAAACTAAATATAGAAAATTATGAGTGAGTTTGAAAAAGCTTTAGATAAATCCGGGGTAGAACTTACCGAGTCACAAAGAGATGCTTTTGATGTTTCTGCAAAACGAAGTCTTATAGATCTTGATTTGTATAGAAATGATTCCTTTAGCCTTTTAGGTTATAAACTTAATAAAGTACTAGATGATATTTTATTAGTCCAATATGTTGATTTAACTGAAGACGGTAAATCAGTAATTCGTAATGGTATTCATATTCCATTATCTCAAGTTCAACGTACTTGGAGATTAGCTCGAGTTATTCTCACAGGCCCGTTATGTAAATACGCTCAAGTAGGAGATATAGTTTGTTTTCCTGATGACAAAGGTATTAAAGTAGATAATATCTCTATTAAAGGAATTGAAGGTTCAGCAAGAGATTGTGTTTTCTTGAATGAGCAACGTATTTTCGGTGTATGTGAGAAAGATGAAACTTATGAAAGTGAGTAGAGCTAGTTTATTAGGTGAATTAAATAATAATATTTGTGAAATCAGGTTTATGAGAAGAACTCCTAAGCCTAATGCCCCTCAAACTCGAAGAATGTTATGCTGTAATAACCTTAATATACTTAATAGTATTAACGGTCGTACAGTTTTAAACTTCAAACCGAGCTCTGGTGCGCCTCGGTATAATACTGCAAATGAAAATACAATTATTACCTGGGATATTTTTATGCAAAACTGGAGAACAGTAAATTGTGATAGTGTTGACCTTATACAAAAATGGTCTGAAGAACAATTTTGGGATGTTTTCAATGAAACTTTTGCTCCCATGTCTGCAGATGAAAAAGTAGTTTTTATGAACACATGAATTTATTAGATCTCTTAGAAGATAACTTTAAACAAATTTTATTGAAAGATATAAAAGTAGAGCTTCGAGGTAAAACTGTAGCTTCAGGTAAACTTGTCTTCTATGAGTTTAAAGATTTTAATTTTAAGTTTATATTTAACTGTTCTAAAAAGTTTGACTTCCCTTACCCCTTCAATATGGAGTTGAATAAGTCTAGCATTCAACTATCATACCATAATAGATATGTTCATCACAACGACCCTATACAGAAATTCAAAATGGTTAGTTGTATGAAAAATCTCAAAAATAAATTCTATAATTCAACCTTAATAATTAATTTTTAATGTTAGAATACTTCCCTCGTGAGAAAAGAGGTGGAGAAGTTATCAAGCCTACTCAAAATCAATTGAAGGCTCTTGATCGTTTGTCCGCTTGTGAAAAAAAGTTTGTTATCTTTAGTGCTCCTACAGGTACTGGTAAATCTTTGTTCGGTAAAGCTTACGGTAATTCTGCCAGACAACCTAGTAAGAATTATATTGAGTTAGTCAACACAGGTAAAATTAATAAAGTTGATGATATATCACGGAGATTTATACATGAGAATGAAGTTTATAAAGAGCCTGCGCATGGATGTTTTGTTTTAACTCCTACTATACCATTACAAGATCAACTACATCAAGACTTTAACACGGAAATTTTCAAAGGTAAGAGCAATTATTTTTGTAATTTAAAATCTAAAAAACCTGTACGATTTACTAATGCCCCTTGCTTATTTTCAAGTAAACAAAAAAAAGCTTGCCTCAAAGATAAGTGTTGTGATTACTATAATAATCAAGACGCAGTTTTATTAAGTCAGTTCGCGTGTTTAAATTATGATAAATTTATTTATCTACCTGATATATTTAAACGTCGTCAAATTCTAGTATTAGATGAAGCAGCAGATATTGAAAATATTATTATCAAATGTTATGAATTTACTCTTGATAGATCTATACTTCAAAAACACGGTATTAATTTTAAATATAGAGAAAAAACTTTAATAGAAGACCTGATTGAGTGTTATGAAGATATAAACAAACAAATAAAGCGTATACGAGCATATACTAAAAATAATAAACCTGATAAAAATACTATTACTAAGTATCAAGAACTTTCTCCATTAAGTATAGGTTTAGAGCGATTGCTCAAAATGTATAGTAATAATAAAAATAGCTATGTTGTTACTATAGAGCTAGGTAATTTAATATTCACACCCTTGTATATTGATATTTTTTGTAAAGAGCTTTTCAGACATGCAGAAAAGGTAGTATTAATGTCAGCAACGTTTATTAATATTAAACATTACGCTAAAACTTTAGGTTTGACAGAAGAAGATTATGATGTTGTTTCTATTTCAAGTGACTTTGATCCTAATAAATCACCTATATTCATACCTGATAGTGGGGTTTATTTGAAGTCTGAATATTTTAACGACAAAACTAGAGATCCTTTGATGATTAAAGCTCTTGTCAGAGAAATATCCTTTATATTGTCTGAGCACCCTAACGACAAAGGAATCATACATACTTGCTCTGGCCAAATTACTAAAGTCTTGAGAGAGGAAACTCTCAAAAAATCTTCTCCGTTATATAAATTTAAGGATAGATTAATTATACGAATTAAAGGTGAGTTTAGTAATTCAGATTTAGTTAAAATTAATAAATCATCTTCTGATCCTGTAGTATTAGTTAGTCCTTCTCTTACAACAGGGTTTGATTTCAAAGGAGATTTAGGAAAATTTCAAATTATCGCAAAATGCCCATGGATAGGCCAAAATGCTCGTGCAAAATTAATAATGAAACAAGATAAAGATTGGTACAATCTCTTAATGCTCAAAAATATGGTCCAAGCTTGCGGTAGAACAACTAGATCTACTGAAGATAGTAGCGATACATATATAATAGATAAATGTTTTGTGAAAGTTCTCAAAAAGTATATGTCAGTTCTTGATGAAAGTTTTACAAAAAGACTAAGTTTGGGTAATAAACTTATAAGAGAATACAAGCTTTAAACTAAATATTAGTATTGAAAGCTCAATACTATGGTTTCGAGATAAAAGATGTTATGAGGCAGTTTGTTTCTGCCTTCAATAGTATCGTTATCAACAGATATAACAAAGATCGTTCTGTTCAAGAAAAAATTCAAGCTAATTTTGTATATGCTCCTAAAGAGAGAGTGTTATATGATTTAGTGAACAGAAACCAGCATCTCAAATTACCTGTTGTTGCTGTCTCTATGTCTGGTTTAACTAGAGATAATGATAGAGTATTTAATAAAATCCCCGGATTTTATTTACCTAAGAGCCCTGATATAGAATCTTTTGATAGTAACTACCTTCCATCCCCTATACCAGTTGATATAGGTGTCAACATGGATATATTGACTAAGTATCAAACCGATATGGATCAAATTTTAAGCAATTTCGTACCTTATAACAATCCATATATTATTATAAGCTGGAAAGTTCCTTCGACTCAAAATTTACAAAACGATTATGAGATTAGATCTGAAGTTTTATGGGACGGTAATATATCACTTGATTACCCTAAAGAGCTTAGTTCGAGTCAACCTTATAGAGTAGGAGCAAATACATCTTTCACCATAAAGACCTGGTTATTTAGAAAGAATGCTAATAGTAATGTGAAAAATATATTCACTATTGATACTAACTTTATACCAGTTACAGGATTCGAGTATGAGTAAGATTAAATTATATGGTACATATCTAACTAACGTTACAAGTTTTAGTGCAAACTTCGACACTATGACCATATCTGCACGACCTCAGTTCACTGGGGATTTTAGGAACACCCTCACTCTTAATTTTTCAGCTGTTAAGTCATTTACAGGTTATAATTTCGATACTGTTACGTATGTAATGCTTAGTACTACAGATAATAGTATTATGTTTGATGCAGACTATACCTTATCAGCATATAATTTTTGGAATACGTTAACGAGTCTTAGTACTAATAGCACACCATCTACGACTTTAAGTGCTAACTATCCCGAAGTTAGTGGGTTTCCTATTACAACATATACTATAAATAATAATACCATGACTATTACATTTCCTGAGGTTACTGCAACAGGAACGGTTGATATTATTGCAATCAATCCAGCAGGTTACGGGGTTTTCGGTCGAGATGTAACTATTGTTAATGGTATAACAGTGAGTTAAAAATGGATACAGGAAAAAAATCTACATTTGGAAGGAGTTTGCAGCAATTTATAAATAATTCGCTGCCATATAAATCTCCTGCTGCGATTATTGATGATGTACAAAAAGAAAACCCTAAGTTTAAAGACTTTTACCAAGCAGGTACATTACGTAGTGATCTTTTAGCAAAACATTCTATAGTTACCCCTAAAGTACCTGAATCTGACCAACCTATAGGTAATTTTTTAGCTGACAGGGCTTACAATCAGTTAATGTATGCTAACCTTGACGTTGATAAAGGCCGACGTTTAAGGGATTATAGAGTAATGTCAGCATTCGCTGAAGTTTCAGACGCGCTTGATGAGATATGTGATGACTTCATGTGCGAAAATGAAATGGGTAACATTATTGAACTTAAATTTAGAGATGTTTTCGATTATGACGCGTTAATCGAAAAACAAATCAACGATGAATTCAAAAAGTTTATTAATATTTTTGAATTAAAAGAAAAGGGTTGGGAATATTTAAGATACCTTTTAATAGATGTTGAGTTATTCTTTGAAAATATTATTCACAAGGATTATCCTGAGTCAGGCATACTTGGGGTAGTGAGTATACCAACTCATATTGTTGATCCAGTTTATGATAGTCATCAAAATATGGCTATTAAAGCGTTTT